CAGATATTCCCGCAGCGCAGTCTCACTTTTGTGGTGCGGCATCCCAACCCCACCGACGACGTAAGCGGGTTGAGTATTTCGCAAGACGATACAATAGTATTCGAGTCTCGTGACTATGAGATATTAGGATTCGAGGAGATAGGCCGCCGCGATGGGTTGCGCATCTTCTGCAAAGAGACGGGAACCGATGGCAGATGAAATGAAGGTTGAAGGCTTAGACGAGCTGATAAAGCAAGTCGGCCGGATTGGGGAGTTTCCCAAGGTGATGTCGCAAGAGCTTAGAAAAAGCAACCGCGAGATTGGACGCATGGCATCACGCAAAATCAAGCCACAGATTCCGCGCAGTGGTAAAGACTTTAAAGTTTACGAAGGAACACCCGGACCAGGTCGGGCAAGACCAGGCGAAGGCAAGGTGAGATTGACAGTACCTAGCGGCACACTGCGGCGGTCCATTGGTGTTCGCAACAGTCGCGGCAGCCGAATCAATGTATTTGTTGGACCGCGTAAAGGTGGAGCAGAACGCAATGACGGTTGGTTCGCGGGCATTGTAGATGACGGCCACATCGGAGGCCGCAACAAGTCGATTAACAGCCGCAACTATAACAAGATTGCGCCGGCACTGGCTCGCTTGCGTCCGGCTATGGAACGGCTGATGATTATCAAGTACCGCAAGGTGTTTGAACAATTTAAACTCTAATGGAAACAGGCAAAGCGATATATAAGCTATTGAAAGACAGCGCCGACGTAGGTGCTATCTGTGCAGACCGCATCTACCCGGAGCTGGCACAGCAGGACGTTGACACGCCGTTCATTGTCTACACCGTAACGGACACCACGCCAAGCGGAACAAAGAACGCTACGTCAAAGCTGGACACCTCGCGTGTCGAACTGTACTGCGTCTCCGATGACTACACGCAGGCTATGTCTTTGGGTATCGCTGTGCGCGATGCACTCGACAGGCAAAGCGGGACCATCAACAGCGTACAAGTGCAGTCTGTTGACTTCGATACCTCTGACGTACAGTTCGACCCCGAACAGCGCGTGTATGTTTTGGAGCAGACGTACGACGTACGCATCCAGCGCGTAGGCACTGCCGTCAGCTATACGCTGTCACCATCCAACAGCATCACCATCGAGGAGGTTGACGGTGCGCCGACAGGCTTGGCCAACAAGCTGGTGTTTAGTAACGGCACGGTGACCATCAACGGCAATACCGCCACGATCACCAGCGGTGGGTCGCTGACAGTTAAAGAGGTCGACGGCACGCCGAGCGATACCGCCGACACTATTATCGTCCCCAACGGTACGCTATCGTTTGACGGCAATGACGCCACGTTAAACCTTACGCTTGACACGCTAGACACTACCGGCATACTTGAACAGATAGCCTTGCAGTTGGCTGACGACAGCGGCGTAGAGAGCAGCGACTTCCCGAACGGTTTGGTTGGTGACTTTGACCAGGACGGCGTAGTCGGTTCTGCCGACCTCATTGTATTTCTTGCAACGTTTGGAACCTCGTTAGCATCTGACGCCACAGAGCGCGCCGCACGACTGTCGGCAGCGTTCAGCAACAGCGACGGCACACCGTACGACTTTATGCGGAGCATCAACAGCATTACGCCGGATCGCGATGGTGACGTTAACCTGGCTACGTCGGACGTGACCGAGAGTGTCAACCTATACTTTACCGACGCACGCGCTGACGCTAGGATTGCACTGGCGAGAGTGGACCAACTGAGTGACACACCGGCGGGCATCGGTACCGCTGGGCAAGTGCTTGCCGTCAACAGCGGGCGCACTGGCTATGAGTTTGTCAACCAGCCGACCACGCCGGACTTAAGCGATTACGTTCTTTCTGTCAACGACGAGACACCGGACGAGAACGGCAACATTGTTCTAGACACTGAGCTAATCCCGGAGAATCAAAACCTGTATTACACCGACGCACGGTTCGATACCAGGTACGCCACCAAGACGCACTACCACAACCGCTATAGCACCGAAGCGGAGACGGCACGCAGCGGAGCCACAGCCAACGTAGAGCTGTACTATACCGCACGACCTGACGGCGACGGACTAGCGGAGAGCGAGACCAGCGACGTAGGCGAGACCGACACGATTAACCGCACGCTGTTCTACTCTACTAAGTTTGACGCCGACCCGGATACGGCTGGCGACTGGACCGAGTACACCACGCAGCCAGCAGACAACGCCACCTTTGCCACAGCCAAGGCTGCACTACTTGCCGGCCTCAACGATACCGACGCTACAGCGGAGACGCGCGGCACGTTGCCGCTGTCTTTGAAGATGGTGCGCACGGTGACGGTGGTATCTGGTGACTTGCTACTCGACACCTACACCGGAGCGGCAGCGGCGTACTCAGTGCGCAAGCTGGACAAGGACTACACGGGAAGCTGTATGCGAGTGCGCGAGGATAGCGGCGACACAGAAGCTGACATCGGCTTCGACGGTAGTGGTGGCGTGGACCAGTCTGCCATTGCCACGCATTGCGGCAGCGCCAACGGTTACGTCGTTACCTGGTACGATCAAAGCGGCAACGCGAACAACGCCACGCAAAGTACGACAGGCAATCAGCCGCAGATATACAATGGTACTGCAGTGATAACTGAGAACGGTAAGCCCGTCATAAAAGCTCAAACTGGTACAGTTAAATTGACCACAACACTTTCGACAGCAGTGACCAATCAAACAATTTTTAGCGTTAACAGACTAGATAGAACCGGCGTGTTTTGGGGCACAAACGACAGTAGTTCAGTGTTTTTCTTGGCTGCTGAAAGCGGCAGCGGTTCAAGCTCAATTTTAGGTGGTTTCACAAACGTTGATATGCGCAAAAACGGATCGACATATAGCTTGACCTCAAAGACGCGTGGCAATTTGTTTACTGATTTTCAGTCACAACACCTAATGACTGTGGAGTTTGACCAATCGGCTTCTGGCACTTTCCAGCAGTTAGGATATTGGACTTCACCTGATACGACTTTCGCGATGTGGTCAACTCAAGAAGTAATAATTTATGCGTCGGCAAATAAGCCAAGCGCATCAGACCGCACCGGCATTGAGTCAGACATCAACACCTACTTTAGCATTACATAATGGCTACGGTTTTCCTTCCCGTCACCGCGCGCATCAACCTCACCAGCGAGCAACGCGCCAAAGGCATCAGCCGCGAGCTGTACAACCTGAAGCTACCGAAGCACCTCCACGAACCTGGGCGGATGACGACCATGCTACTGGCTACCATCCAGCACCCCGACACCGGGCAGTGGGCATGCGTTGGCGATACTGAACTAGCTATTAACGTCCACCCGGAGCGCGACCTTAATGCGTTGGTGGCATTGTTCCCGCAGCTGACGACAGACGAGCGCAGCGCGATGACTTACTACATAGCCACCAGCGACGTTGTACTGTTCCAATACCTGATGCCGACGGACTCCGAAGTCTTGACGCAAGAACAAGCACAAGAGGCCGGTTGGTTCGGTTCGGAATTGTAACTTGAGGTCATGGACTTTATCCTAAATAACTGGGCAGAGCTATTGCTCTCCGCATTGGTTTTCGCCAAGGTCGTGGTTAACCTGACACCATCGGTGAAGGATGACCGCGTCTTCGCGTACGTTGATCTCCTGATTAACGCCATCATCGCAAACAACATTAAAGAAGAGAAGTAATGGCCATTCTAAACGGCACCGTTTTTTTGCTATCGGTAGGCGGCACAGCGTTGGCTGACCAGACCGAAGGCAGTATCTCCATCAACATGGAGACTCGTGACATCACAACAAAAGACAGCAGCGGATACCGCGAACTGTTGGAAGGTCTCCGGTCGGGATCTATCAGCGTTTCGGGATTGGTTGACGACGACGCAAGCGGAGGCGCTGGCGGCTCGTTGTTTACTACGCTCAACGCACGCACGTCTGTGGCTTTGATCTTTGGATTCGATGACGCATCAGACGACTACAACTACACCTGCAACGGCTTCTGCACTTCGCTTGAGGTAAGCGCAGGAACTGAGGACAACGTAACCTATAGCGCTACGTTTGAAATCACCGGAGCTATTACCCAGGTCGTCGCCTAATGAAGCTCACACTTTCGGGTAAAGAGTTTACGCTGCGGTGTGATATGCGCGCACTGGCTAGCGCCAAACGTGAGAGCGGCATAGACATCGGGAACTTAGAGGAGGACGCAGTTCAGATTGGTACGCTGGTTTACTACATGGCACAAAGCGGTGCCAAGTTTGCCGGCGTTCCTTTCGACTATGACCTCGACGACTTCCTTGGACTCATCGACATGGCTGATATGGAAGCCATGACCAATGCACTTGTTTCACTTTTGGGAGGTGGCAACGGTCAAAAAAAAGCGAAGGCAAGCCGCTAACGTTTGACCATTGTATGCAGATCGGGTTGGGGCAATTACGCTTCAACCCGTCTGTGTTTTATGACATGACGTTCCAAGAGTTTCTATGGGCGGCGCAAGGCATGAACCTACAAGAGGAAGCCAGGCAAAGACAAGAGTGGGAGCGTGCTCGGTGGTCGGCGGCGCTGGCATTAGCACCACACGCCAAGAAAGGACAGAAGGTCAAGCCTCACGATATATGTATCTTCCCATGGGAGAAGAAGCCTAAGAA